TCACAAGGGTTATGACAATAATCATTATCATGCTCGGTTACGACGCGGCGAGATCATTCCGTATACCACTTGGAATCAGAACGAAAGTTCTGCTAGCTTTGGGCAACCGTACTACCACATCAAGAGAAATTCTGATGGGGCGGAATGGTACCATAACGCTATCCCCGAAAGTTGGGGAATCCAATGGTATAGACCTGATGCCTCAACGCTAATGAAAGACTTTGGAGTCAATAGTTTTGACCCTGCAGTCGTTCAGTTGCAAAAGGCAGCTGCGAGTATTTACTCGCGTGGTTGGGATGCTCTGACGTTCTTTGCCGAACTTCACAAAACGGTACGCATGTTTAAGGACGTAGTCCAAAAACTACGCTCCGCAGCGTCGTCCCGCGAGGCTTTAAATGCCTGGTTGGAAGGACGTTACGGGTGGCGTATATTGATGTACGATATTATCGACATCAATAAGGCGTTACGCAATGTGGATGGCGGCAGAACGCGCTTTAAAAAGAGGAATGGCGAATCCGAGAAACTAACCTCGATCTCTTACGAGACCGTGACCTTCTCCTCAGTGGAGATGGTGTTCAAGTATGTTGATACTGTGAACATTAGTTATCGTGGTTCCGTCATTGCTGACATCAAGGCACCAGACGTGCAACTAAATCTCCCGATTACATTATGGGAGATTGTCCCGTACAGCTTCGTGCTGGACTGGGTAGTTAACGTCGGACGGTGGCTTGAAGCTCTATCTTTCTTGGCACTTACGTCTAATTACGCAGCCGCGTGGGGAATCAAGTTTGACCATACCCGGACGACCACTGTACAGTCAATAACTGCACAATCTGGTTATTCGGAGGCCGAACTCGACTTCGCCGCAACGTCGCAATGTAGTTACGTAGTGCGTACACCTAGTGTAATACCTACTACTCCATTAGTCTCTGTTAACATCGATGCCTTCAAGGTCATGGACCTCGTTGCGCTATTGATGCAGAGACTCCGATGAAGGAGCAAGTACTATGGCAGCCATGACGACTGCACTCACTGAGTTTGCCGATAATGGTAACTCTAGAACGTACACGTATACTGGTCATACTGCGGTTGAACCGCGTATGGTACTCCAGAAACGACGTGTGCCGAGCGGTTCCCAGACCATCTTAGAAGACTCGGTTCAGGTTAAGTCCTCAACCGAAGATTCGAATGGTGATCTTCTGGAATCGCCCGTCAGCTTTATGGTCACAGTTCGCCGTCCCAAGAATGGGATTGCGGCTGATGTCACCGCCGCGTTGGCTATCTTCCGCGATGTTATTGCGGGAGATGAGTTTACCAACACGGTGAGCACGCAAGAATGGCTATCGTAAAGGGTTTCATCGCCCTTTTGATAGTTTGTTCTTGTGTGTCGGCGTGCGCGATTATGCCGTTCGATTGCGAGTATGAAACCTCGGAATCGGGTAGCAAACATCTCGTGTGCCGTGACAAAACGGAACCTCCATATGGAGGCCCTGTTAAACCATAAAGTGAGGTATTCATATGAAACCCCATGATATAACGTATGACATATGTCGTTGCTATATCACTGACAACAAAAGCACTGTGCCCGCCGATCTATGGAACAAGATTTCCGGATTCCTCCGGAGTCGATCCCTTGATCGGTTGGCATCCTGCACCTCTCTGACATCGCCCAACGTAGTAGGGCAGTCAGGATGGCGTACGTTGATGCAGGTCGAGGCGTTCTTTAAAAAGAACACCGCCTTTGCTTCTCCTGTTCGCGCGCGGGCAGCAGCTATGTCCTCTTTTAACAGAGGCGAGCTGTTATGCCGGCTAGCTAACAAGAGACTTGATTACTACTACTTCCAGCCCGATCGTAGAGATCCGGATCTGGAATTGTGGATAACCAAGATGCAAAGTGACCTATCACGCATCCTCGGGCCATTCGAACCTTTTCTGGCAGGCTTGCCGGATTTGGTTAGAGTAACTGCAGGCGCCACTTCAACGATGAGTAGGCGACGTAGCGTACCGCACCTTCGAGTTTCGAAGAGGCCGCACGCAACACGTCGTGCCTCCCCGTACCTAGATGCCCTAAGCCGTTACTATGGCTATGGGGGCATCAAAGTTAGGGAGGTTACTACAAATCGTGTGGAGTTCGTACCGAAGAACTGGAAAACGGAGCGTACCATCGCTTGCGAACCTGAAGGGAATATGTTCCTTCAGCTCGCATTTGATAAGTATGCAAAACGCCGTCTTAAGCGGATAGGTGTGAACCTAGCCTCCCAGTTCCGAAACCAATATCTCGCCAAACGAGGGTCAGAGCATGGGCTTTTGTCCACGATCGACCTCTCTATGGCATCTGATACGCTTGCCTTCAATGCCGTCGCCCTCTTGTTTCCACAAGAGTGGGTTAGGTATTTGGTAGACGTACGATCCGCGTTTAGTCGCGGTCAGATGAGCGTGAAGTATGCAAAGTTCTCCTCAATGGGGAACGGCGCTACTTTTTCGCTTGAGACATTGGTGTTCGCTGCCGCAGCACGCGCTGTCGGGTCGAAAACCTACGCCATCTACGGTGACGATATTGTCATCGAGACGGTTTTGGTCGACGACCTTAAGCGCTTGCTGCGCTTCCTAGGTTTTCGTTTAAACCAAGATAAATCCTTTCAGAACGGCCCATTTAGGGAGTCCTGTGGGACTAATTGGTTCTTGGGCGTCGATGTCACTCCCCGCTATATTAGGGAGTTGGATTGCCGAAAGGCGACCCTTTGTCATCTAGTTAATAGTCTTATGACCATTACTTACCCAGGTGAGGCACTTTGGGACTACTTGCTCTCCCTAACAAAGAGAACGGGTCTTCCTTTGGTACCTTTTAACGAAAACACGATGAGTGGGGTGTTTATTGACACCCCGACTGCTCGTCGTCTAGGAAAGATACGCAACCACGGTAAGTGGGGCTATTGGGTTCCTAAGGTTAAGCACTACATTCCTGTGGTGCGAAACAAGGAATCCCGTGATATCCGTTCGCTGTTCCTTTGGCATCTCGATGCCTCCAGGCGCAGCGGCGTACGACATGTACGCAGTCGCGGATCCACAGATAGCCTCCGTTTGCTGATCTGGTATTTAACCAGAACGGCGCACGGAACACCTACCGAGAGCGTAGAACGCAGTCGGTACACCAGTTCGAGCCATCGTTTTAGGCTCAAGTGGGTTCACTGGCGAGAGCCAGTGGCGGGTGCGCCGCCCCAGCTAGAAAGCTGGAGCGAGTGCTTCCTCCCCGAGAGGTGAGG